ATACCCAACGAGACAGACAATCAGAAGATTACCAAGTTCCTCAACCGCTTCTGCAACGAGGTTCTACAGCCGCTCATCAACAAGGAGTTTGCCACTCTAGCCGAGCAGCAGCAGGCATACTCACAGAAAATGAACATGAAGCGAGAGGGTATCGCTAGCCGTGGTATTTGGACAGGCAAGAAGCATTACATCCTAGCCATATGGATGGGCGAGGACAATGTGCTGTTGCAGAAGCCTGAAATCAAGATGATGGGTATTGAGACTGCCAAGAGCAGCACACCATACATCGTTCGTGAGGCTCTGAAGAAGGCTATTGAGACTATCATCAACGGCACACAGGACGAGATGATAGACTTCGTTGCCTCATTCCGTAAGACCTTTGACAACAGCCCCTTGGAGGATATCGCCTTCCCGCGTGGATGCAACGGTCTCAAGGAGTACAAAGACCAAACAACCATTTACAAAAAGTCAACACCCATCGCTGTCAAGGGGGCGTTGCTTTTCAATCATTGGTTGCGAGAGAAGAGCCTGACCAAGAAGTACCCCATGATTGGTGACGGGGAGAAGGTCAAATTCATCTACCTACGAATGCCCAATCCAATACGAGACAAGGTTATCTCGTTTAGTGGCAAGATTCCCAAGGAGTTTGGCTTGGAGAGCAAATACATAGACTATGATGCTCAGTTTGATAAGTCTTTCTTGAGTCCGCTGACCAACATCACTAACCTAATCGGATGGAGCGTCGTTAAAGTAAACACCTTGGAGGGCATGTTGTCATGACTGAAATATTTGGAGTGTTTGTGATTCTGTGCGTTGGCTTTATGGGTGGTTGGTTTGTCTACAACCAATATGACATACTGCGTGACAGACACCACAGACGGAAGATGCGTAAAGAACTTGACCGTCTGTTCAAGGACTGATAAACTACACTATTCTAAACGGAGTATACACAATGAGCGACTTTCTTAAGAGCATGATTCGGGCTTCGGGTAACGAGTGGGCTACCATCGCAGAGGATGGAGTTGATGGTGATGTTTCGGGCTTCGTAGATACAGGCTCGTACATCTTCAACGGTCTTCTGTCAGGCTCGCTAAAGGGCGGTATCGCAAGCAACAAGATTCTTGGCATCGCGGGCGAGAGTGCCACGGGCAAGACCTTCTTCGCTTTGGGTATTGCCTCGCAGTTCTTGGCTGACAATCCCGATGGAGCCATCCTGTACTTTGACAGCGAGCAGGCTGTGACTAGCGAGATGATTCGTGGTCGCGGTCTAGACCCCGCTCGCGTAGCCGTGTTCCCTGTAGCGACGGTAGAGCAGTTCCGTCATCAGTTGCTACAAATCGTTGACAACTACAGCAAGTTGGACGAGAAGAAGCGTAAGCCCTTCTTCGTGGTCTTGGATTCGCTAGGCATGTTGAGCACTAGCAAGGAAGCCAACGACACCCTTGAAGGCAAGGAAGTTCGTGACATGACCCGTTCGCAGGTCATCAAGGGAACCTTCCGAGTACTCACACTCAAGTTGGGTCTACACAAGATTCCTATGGTTGTCACCAATCACACCTACGATGTCGTGGGTGCGTATGTACCAACCAAGGAGATGGGTGGTGGTAGTGGTCTGAAGTATGCTGCCTCCACCATCGTCTACCTGTCCAAGAAGAAGCACAAGGTAGATGACCAGATCGTAGGCAACATCATCCATTGCAAGTTGTACAAGGCTCGCTTCACCCGCGAGAACAAGATGGTGGATGTCCTTCTGACCTTTGACAAGGGGCTAGATAGATACTATGGTCTAGTTGACCTCGCTCTCTCACAGGGAGTATTCAAGAAGGTATCAACCAAGATTGAACTCCCCGATGGCACTACTGCCTTTGAGAGTCAAATCGTAAAGAACCCAACCAAGTACTTCACCGAGGATGTTATGAAGTCTTTGGAGGCAGCAGCAGCGAAGGAATTCAAGTACGGTAGCGATACCGAAGTAGAAGAAAAGGAATTGGAGACCGCAGATGAATAAAATGTTAAGCATAGTAGTCCCGTATAGAGACAGACAAGAACACCTATCTGTTTTTGTCCCGCACATGGAGAAATTTTTGATTGATGCGGGTATACTATTCCGAGGGATTATAGTAGAGCAGGAGCAGGGGAAGCCATTCAATCGTGCCAAACTGTTGAACATTGGGTTCAATGAAACGCAATCCTCTTCGGACTATTTCTGTTTCCACGATGTCGATATGATTCCCGTGGAAGCAGACTATGGTTATGTAAATGAGCCAACACACATGGCAACAGAATGTTCTCAGTTTGGCTATCAACTCCCATACCCCGGATATTTTGGTGGGGTTACTCTCTTCAACAAGCAAGACTTTACTGAAGTAAATGGGTACAGTAATGATTATTGGGGTTGGGGAGCAGAAGATGATGATATGATGGTGAGATGTTACGCTAAGGGTAAACTCATACCCCCACTAAATGTCCCGAGAAGAAAGGGTAGGTATGAATCTCTTGCTCATCCTAGAAGAATCTATCTGAATGAGTACAAAAGCAACATACTAAAACTCAAAGGTTTGACTGAGGAGAACATATCCTCCGAAGGATTGACTACACTACAGTATGAAAAGAAAGAACTTCTTCCTCTAGCAGGGAGCGAATACTTCAACATAGTGAGAGTATCAATATGAGTGGGCTAATACTTGGTTCCTCCAAGGGACTATCTCTAGAACAACTTTATCCTTGGGCATCAAGTGCTGCAAAAACGGGCAACAGAGTTGTACTTCTTTCTATGGATGACAACAACATGTTAGCACTCCAACTCAGAGGCATAGGGGTTGAAGTAATCAAGGTTACTCCAAACAATAATCTATCCCCACACAATGCTAGGTTTGCTCTTCAGCACGATTATCTGATGAAGTGCCAAGAAGAATATGCTTTGGTTACTGATGTGAGAGATGTTGTGTTTCAGAAAGACCCCATAGATTGGATGAAGAGAAACTTGGGAGAGTTTGAAGCAGTATGCTCTAGTGAAGGATTGGCATATAAAGATGAACCTTGGGGTAACGCAAATCTGAAGGAAGGATACCCAGAACTCTACGATACCCACAAAGACAATACCATAGTTAATGTTGGTGTGATTGGTGGTAAGACCCGTAGAGTTGCCACGATATGCCAAACCATATACGACATGTGTAAGGTCAACAAAGCATATCTGTCCGACCAGTCTTCTTTCAATGTGTTATGTGCAAAGGAAGAGATGTCTTCTGTGATATACAAGGCTACATCAAAGGAGGATTTCTGTATCAACGCAGGAACTTTTGTTCGTAATGCTGTGGGTGGGTGGTTTGTTCTAAACGACTCTACAGCACATCTATTGAAAGAACCCGAGCCGGTTTTGGAGGGCAAGATAGTCAAGACCTATGAAGGACTTCCTTATTGCATTATCCATCAATGGGATAGGATGCCGTGAGAATAGCATTATGCCTGTCGGGTCAACCCAGAGGACTTCTAAAGGCATCGGAGTATGTCAAAAGAAACCTACTGTCTAGGGAAGATGTTGACTACGATGTTGATGTCTTCTGCCATACATGGGATGATGGTAGTCTAGTAGAGAAGGTGTATCTGCCAACACACCTTGGAGTAACACAATCCTCATTCATGAAGATTGGTGGAGATTACAACACCAGAGACCCCGTAAATCATCCGGCAAGAAACACTTTCTGTTTCTACTACTCTCTTTACTGTGCAGACATGTTTCGAAGACATGAAGAGCAGAATGGCGGGTTTACATACGATGTTGTTATACGGTCGCGTTATGACTACGCTATAGCAAGACCTTTAGTTTTCTCTGAGTTCAATTTAGACTATCTGTGGACACCGCAGGTTAAGATTACTATGCCTTCCGGTTTCCTTTGCACCGATCAGTTTGCATTCTCTAACTCCTCCAACATGTCTATTTACTCCGAAGTGTACCCAAACATGATGAACTATCACGATACAGGGACTATAGTAAATGGTGAGGATATGTTGGCTAGGCATCTACGAGAATCACAAATATCTGATAGAGTTTCTTATATCGACATGTGGGACCCGTTTATTGGTGGAAGGTATAACTATGGTCCTCACTCTTTGGTCAGGGATGATATGCAGGATTGGACAACCAAATGAGGATAATTTGTAGAAGACAGCCAGAGTGGATCAAGTTCGATTTAGACTTTCCCTGCGAGGTTCATCTACAACAACCCGAATTACCATTCAATCCTAACGATGGCGTGTATAGGGTTTACTGCGATTCGTTTGAACCCTCTTCTTCGTGTGTTCCCCATAACCGCATGGAGCAGGTGTTCCCCATGTATGACCTTGTTCTGACGAAAAATGAGGACACGGTTTCTCGTTTTCCAAACGCTAGGTTGTTTTTGTTTGGTTCCTCATTCATATACCCCGCATTACCTACGAAGAAACAGTTCTCAATATCATTCATAACAACTAGACCCCCTTGGCACTTGAGTGGTTACGATGTTCGCTATGAACTGTGGGCTAGACAAGACGAAATAAAAATACCCAAAGTGTTCTATAGTTCGAACAGAATGCCGATTGATTTAAACAGACTTCTTCCGGGTAATGGTTCCAACATGGACAAGATGGTTATGTTTGAGTCTATGTTTCATATAGCCGTTGAAAATACTAACGAGCCAAACTACTTTACGGAGAAAATCAATGACTGTTTTTGGACCGAGACTGTACCCATATACTGGGGTAACAAAAAAACCATAGACAATTTGTTCGATTCTGGTGGTGTAATACACTTCCAAAGTGTTGATGAACTGATACATACATGTAACAACTTAACAGAAGCCGACTACTTCTCACGGGTTGATGCTATGAAAAAGAACAAGGTCATGTCTGTTGAGTATGCTAGAGATATGAATGATAGGATACGAGAACAGATTCTTATGAGTAGGAGTTAAGTATGGGTGATGCAATAATACAAGCGGTGCTGTTTGATTTGGATGGAGTTTTAGTAGATGCCTGTGATTGGCACTACGAGTCTTTGAACTTGGCTTTGGAGCAGACGGGACACGCTCCAATAACCCGAGAAGACCACCTAACGAAATACAATGGATTACCCACCAAGGTCAAGTTGGACATGATGGGTATGGTTGGTGATGATTCTAAAAGGGTTTGGGATTTGAAGCAGAGCCTAACCAACGAAATCATCAATAAGTCGGCGGTCAATATGCCTGAAAAGAAGGAACTGCACGAATACCTGAAGTCCAAGGGAATCAAGATAGCCTGTGTGACCAACTCAATCAGACAGACGGCAGAGGCTATGCTTCGTAGCACAGGGCAACTAGACTACATAGATTTGTTGATTAGCAACGAGGATGTGTCAAAGAACAAACCCCACCCCGACTGCTACAACAAAGCCATACAATACCTTGGTGTTACCCCGCACCTGTGCGTGTGTGTAGAGGACTCCGAGAAGGGGATAGAAGCCGCAATCTCTAGCGTTGCAGGTGGCATGTGGATAGTGAAGAACACCACAGAAGTCACCAAAGTAAACTTCATATCTGATGTCGAATCTTCTTTTGTAAAGAGTTCACCATGAAAACTGCTACAATAGTTCCAATACACCCAAAGCATCTGCAAGAGGGTATCAATTGCTTATACTCGTTCAAAGAAAATTCCAAGAACGATTTCTTCTTCGTGTTCTCTAGCACAGAAGACCGAGACTTTTTCCAATCCCGTATGAATAGAGTCCTTGACCACATAATGATAGACAGGGAGACTGTGGAGAGGTATCCTCAAGGGGTCATAACTGTCAAAAAACTTTTTGGTCTTCGTTCTATATTTGACCGATATGATTACATAGGAGTTTTTGATTCAGAAACCGTGTTTGTTAGGGAGTTTGATAGTGATGTCATATACCCAGACATATACAGTAAACACTACTTGAAAGCAAACCGATCTTTAAAGGGCGGGGAAGTTGTCAAAAACTGTGCTTTGGTGATGAACTTGCACGATAATCAAACCCTCATACAAGAAACCGACAACTATACTCAGTATTGGTGGTTCAATGAAATTGCCGTGTACGAGAGGGATTCTTTCTCAGAATTCTTTGACTTCATTTTGAGTTCTTCAAACAAAGAGCAGATACTTAGTGGGTATTGGCACTTCGATTACTTGCTCTACGGCATTTGGCTGATATGCTTCAAAAATTTCAAGGTGAAAAAGTGTATGCAGAATAGAGAATTTCATTGGGGTGCTGTAGAAGACAATGGTTGGGGAGCACCCCCCGATGACCTTATAACCACAGAGTTTAACTCTTACATAGACAGAACTAACTATCTAAAACACCAAAAAGTCAAAGCACTAATACAACAATAGTAAATAAGGCAAAGCATATGAACATTCTTATACCTATGGCAGGAGAAGGTAGTCGGTTTGCGAAAGAGGGCTATACCTTCCCAAAACCCCTGATTGATGTTAAAGGCAAGCCAATGATTCAGGTTGTGGTTGAGAACCTAGACTTTGATGCCAACTACATCTTCCTAGTTCGCAATGAACACCTACAGAAGTACGCGGGGCTTGAGACCACCTTGGCTAGAATAACAAACGGTCGCTTCAAGATTGTTGAGGTTGATGGTCTGACGGAGGGTGCTGCATGTACTGCCCTTCTAGCCAAAGAGCATATCAACAACGATGATGACTTGCTGATAGCCAACTCCGACCAAGTTATAGAGTACAGCAAAGAAAACTTTGAGACTCTAAAGACTATGACTAGTGTAGATTCTATGGTTTACACCTTCCACGCTGTTCACCCCAAGTGGTCATTCGTCAAGACAAACTCTAGGGGATTTGTAACAGAGGTAGCCGAGAAGAACCCAATCTCTGACATAGCAACATGCGGAATCTACTGGTACAGAAAGGGTTCTGATTTTGTAACCTGTGCTGAAGAGATGATAGCCAAGAACATCAGGGTGAACAATGAGTTCTATATCGCTCCTGTTTACAACGAACTGATAGGTAAGGGTAAAACACTCATTCCTTTCTTCGTACACAAGATGCACGGTATAGGAACCCCCGAAGACTTAAACTTCTATCTGGAGAAGTCATGAGTAATACATCTTGTCTAGTAACAGGAGCAGCAGGCTTCATCGGTTCAAATCTAGTTGACCACCTGATTGAGATTGGGTGGGATGTTGTTGGTATAGACAACGAGTCTAGCCTTGCACACGACCAGTTCTATTACAATCCAAAAGCCTCATATGTACCGAAGGAAGAAGCAGACATCTCAACAGACAAGCCTTGGAAAGCACTAGCCAATCAAAAGTTTGACTATGTGTTTCACATGGGTGCGGAGTGTCGTATACAGCAATGCATAGAGAACCCTGCACTATGCATTTCCACGAATGTCTTGGGTACGGTAAACACTCTAGACTATGCTGCCAAGATAGGAGCCAAGAGGTTTGTCATGTCATCAACATCCTCAATCTACGCGGGGTGTGATTACATGGCCGACGAAAACGAGGAGCCTATCTGTCTGAATCCGTATGCTTCAACCAAGTTGGCGGGAGAAGTGTTCTGTAAGCAGTACAGCATGACCACGAAAATGGATACAGTAATCCTCCGCTACTTCAATGTCTATGGAGAGAGACAGCCTATCCGTGGTTCCTACGCCCCCGTGATTGGTGTGTTTCAGCGTCAACTAAAAGACAAGACTCCGTTTACAATAGTTGGAGATGGCGAACAGAGAAGAGACTTCGTGCATGTGTCCGATATCGCTAGGGCTAATGTGCTAGCAGCAAAGAATGAGATTGTAAACAACCGCCTAAACGCCGAGGTTTTCAATATCGGTACAGGGGTAAACTATTCTGTAAATCAGGTAGCCCAAATGGTCTCTGCGTCCCATAACAAGATAATGCTGCCCCCGCGTGATGGTGAGGCTAGGATAACCTTGTGTGATTGGAGTAAGGCTAGCAACTGGCTTGGGTGGGAGCCAAAGGTTCAACTAACCGATTGGTTATCTGTTGACAAGGTATCCGTTTGATGCTATACTTGGCTAAATGGTAGCCGACAGAACAGAACTAGTTATTCTCCGCTCCCTAATCCACAACGAGGAGTATGGACGAAAGGTTCTACCCTTCTTGCAGCCCGAGTACTTTACCGAGCGTGACGAGAGGGTAGTCTTTGACTCTGTTTCGGAGTTCTTCTCCAAGTACAACAAGCCCCCTAGCGTAGAGACCCTGCTGATTGACTTGGGTAACCAAGATGACATGAACGAGGCAGAGTACAAGGGAGTGACTGCTATCATTCGCTCCTTGGAAGACGATGTAAATATTGATGAGCGGTGGTTGCTTGACACTACCGAGAAGTTCTGCAAGGACAAGGCGGTGTACAACGCCATCATGGAGTCAATTCAGATTATTGACGGTAAGAGCGAGAAGTCTGCTAATGCTCTCCCTGAAGTTCTCTCCAAGGCTCTAGCCGTATCGTTTGATAGACACATCGGACACGACTTCATTGAAGATGCAGACAAGCGATATGACTTCTACCACACCATAGAGAAGCGTATTCCGTTTGACCTTGAACTGATGAACAAGATTACCAACAACGGAACACCCTACAAGACTCTGAATGTGTGCCTCGCGGGCACGGGCGTGGGCAAGTCCCTGTTCCTCTGCCACCATGCTGCGAACTGCCTCATGCAGAGCAAGAATGTTCTCTACATTACCTGTGAGATGGCAGAGGAGCGTATTGCAGAACGCATTGACGCTAACCTCATGGACATCTCGTTGGATGACCTGAAGTCCCTGCCCAAGGACATCTATGACCGCAAGATGGAGCGTATCATGAAGCAGACCACGGGTAAACTGATTATCAAGGAGTACCCAACAGCAACAGCGAATGTCATGCACTTCAAGCACCTGTTGGATGAACTGCGACTCAAGCGTAACTTCAGTCCCGAGATTGTGTTCATTGACTACCTGAACATCTGTGCCTCTAGCCGATTCAAGGCGGGTGCGAATGTCAACTCCTACACCTATGTCAAGGCTATTGCAGAAGAGTTGCGTGGTCTTGCGGTGGAGACAGGCATTCCAATCTTCACGGCTACACAGACCAATCGTCAGGGTTTCTCTAGCACCGATGTTGAACTGACCGATACGAGCGAGTCTTTCGGTTTGCCGCAGACCGCCGACTTCATGTTTGCCTTGGTGTCTACAGAGGAACTAGAGGGCTTGGGTCAAATCATGGTGAAGCAGTTGAAGAACCGCTACGCCGACCCTGCTAGCAATCGTCGGTTTGTTATTGGTATTGACCGTAGCAAGATGAAGTTGTTTGACCTTGACCCATCGGCACAGCGTAACATCATCCTTGAGGGTGGTCGCGGCAAGGAAGACGATGAAGATGAAACGGACAAGGGGTTCAAGACCTTCCGTGAACGCATGAACGACAAGTTTGAAAAGAAGAGGAACTTTGCAGACTGGTCTTGACCGTCCACAAATACCTGTTATAATACCACTATGTTTAGACTCCACATTGACATTCCGTTACCGTTTGACGAAACCACCGCAGCCAGAATTAGCCAAACGGTTGTTGACGCGATGGTTGCTTCCACCGCAAGTTTTTTGCAAATGGCAGGGGTCGAAGAATTTAATTACAGATTAGGGCACGACGATGACCGTCAGAAGAGCAACTACCTCATCAAGACGGATTCGGGTCATGTCGTAAACAAGAAGTCTCGTATTGCCTTGGTTGTCAAGGAGGAGACTACAGACGGATAATGGGAGTGGGGGGTCTTTGGTTGGCCCAGATCGGTTTATACCCGATTGGAACAGGTTCGAATCCTGACGCTCCTACTAAATACACACAAAGGAGATTTACCATGATGCTTATACCAAACAACGAATACGCAATCCTTTCAGTAACGAATGAGATTGAGAGTGAACTCAAGCCCGGCGTTACCTTTACCGCAAAGGTTGAAGCAGTAGGTCAGACTCCCTTTGCTCCACAGCCTGTCGGTGGTGACGGACGCAACTTCTCTTTCGCAAGACAGCCCGATGCCTTCCCGCTCAAGAAGGGTGATGAAGTCCTCTGTGGTAGTTTTGTTGAGACCTTCAAGGACGGTGCTAGAACTCTAGTTGTAGTTTTCAAGGACCACATCTATGCCATCGTTAGAAATGAGGAAGAAGAGATTAACCTCTTCAACCAAGAGATTGCTCAAGACGAGCGACAGTTTCTCAAGGGCTAATTGATGAAGGTTCTTCTTCTGAACTCAAGCGAAGAAGTCCTCAACATCATTGACTGGAAGCGAGCCGTCAACCTCCTCTGTTCGGGCAGGGCGGCGAAGCCTTATGGTCATGAAGACTTCTATCAGATTCGTACACCCGTAGGACACTACGACCTACCCACGGCTATCGTGCTTGTGGAGTATGTCAATGTTCCCTACAGGGTGGAGTGTGTTACACGCAAGGGTATCTTCAGACGAGATAGGTACTCCTGCCAGTACTGTGGCTGTAATCTGAACTCCACGAACGCCACGGTTGACCATGTGCTGCCTGTGAGTAGAGGTGGGCTATTCTCATGGAAGAATGTTGTGGCTTCCTGTAAGCCCTGCAACTCCCGCAAGGCTAACCGAACGCCCGAAGAGGCTAGGATGCCTCTAAAGACTAAGCCTTTTGTGCCTACTCGCAAGATGCTCATCTATACTATTGTGGACAAAATGGGGGTCAAGAGATGGGGGAGATGGGTTCAGGGAAATGAATAAATACTCTAGCCTATGCTCTCATTCACCCATTTTTCAAATTCCCCGTGTAAGGTTCTAGCCGAAGAGGGCAAACTCACCCACCTTCAGCATCTAGAAGACCTGATGTTTTTGGATGGGGCAGATGGGCTATCGGATTCAATAGACATACTGAACAGGGTCGCGGGTACGCTCGCGCCCGCCCGCGTGGGTACGCCCACGCCCGTGAGCGTGACTACGAAGTGGGATGGTGCTCCTGCTGTAGTTGCAGGCACAGACCCATCAAACGGCAAGTTCTTCGTAGCAACCAAGTCTGCATTCAATCCGAAGACCCCTGTAATCAACTATAGCATAGACGATATCAACAAGAACTATTCAGGCTCAGGGGTAGCGGAGAAGTTGATAGACACCTTTACCTACCTCAAGCCCATGAACATCAAGGGTGTGTTTCAGGGAGACTTGCTCTACACAACCACAGGAAGGAAAGAGGAGACCATAGGCGGTATCCGTTACATCACCTTCCGTCCCAATACCATCGTGTACGCTGTGCCTGTAGACAGCCCCGCAGGAACAGCCATCAAGGCATCCAAGATTGGTATCGTCTTCCACACCAAGTACACGGGGTCTACGATAGCAACCATGACCGCTTCGCCCTTGGGTACTACCAAGGTTGGTAGCACATCTAATGCGGTGTGGTCTGTTGACCCTAAGATACCTGCACTACCAAAGAACTCTCCTGCTCTTATGCAGCCGCCTGAAGTCAAGTTGCTCGGTGAGTTAGTCAAGAAGATTAAGAGCAAAGGCAAGACGCTATCTGATTTCCTGACTAACTTCCTATCCAAGGACCCTGCCAAGTACATTAGCCTGTACATAAACTCAACAGTCAACGCAGGTATCTCCAACAGAAACATAAACTCGTTTGGTCTCTACATCACTACAAGAGAGACCAAGGAGATGGATAAGTTGAAGACCGAAAAGGCAAAGGCTCAACGCAAGGAAAAGTTGGACAAGATGATTGCCTATCTAAATGCATATGCCAAGCAGATAGACGGTCTGTTTGAGTTGCACTCGCTGATATCACAAGCCAAGTTGATTGTGGTCAACAAACTAGGGATGACAAATGTCGTTGACACATTCAACATCACGGACAAGGGTTATGTAAAGACTGCTCCTGAAGGTTTCGTTGCTGTGTGTGGCGATACTTGCAAGATGGTCAAGTTGGTAGACAGAAATCATTTCTCGCGTATCAACGCGACATCTACGAAGGAGTGGAGCAAGTGAAACGGTTCACCGAAATAGTATCAGAAGCCCCCAAGAAGGAAAAGGCTATAGTAATCGGAGTCGGCAGAATGAATCCTCCGACTATTGGCCACGAACTACTCTGCAAGAAGGTCACGGACGCTGCTGCTGCTAGACAGGCAGAACATGCCATCTTCGTTTCCACATCCAAAGACCCCAAGAAGAATCCACTTGATGTCAAGACCAAGATGGAGTATCTGAAGAAGTTCTTCCCCAAGGTTAACTTCAAGGAGATGGGTGTATACAAGTCTCCCGAAGGAAAGAACATTGGTGGACCGTTCGGTGTTCTACAGTACTTAAGTGACAAGGGCTACAAGAAGGTCTATGTTGTTACGGGTGCTGACCACTTGGAAACTTACAAGGGTGCAAAGAAGTATATCAACACCGACCCCAACGACAAGACGGGCTACAAGTTCACGGAGTACGAGGTAATCAACGCCGGTGACCGTGACCCTGACGCAGAGGGTGTAACGGGAATGTCTGCATCCAAGATGCGTAAGGCTGTATTTGACGGAGACTACAACGAGTTCTTGAAGGGC